AATCACGAAACTCATTTGACTCAGGCTCTTTTGAATTATTGGTAGCAAGAGAAGGTAAGCCACCGATCTGTCGCAAGATGTTATTAATTTCAGTTTCATTAGAATCAAGAAGGTTTTCTAATAAATCTTCAATCAATGTGTTGATGAGATCACCAGCAGAATCACCAGCAGAATCAGAAGATTGATCTGAATCAGAATCTTGATCAGAATCTTCTGAATCTTCATCACCAAAGTCAATGTCGTTGATGTCAACATCGATCACAGGTTTTGATTTTAACTTTTCAGCCAGTTCCGCATCATCTTCTTTGTCTAGTTGTTGTGAGCGATCACGATCTTTTTCTTGCTTTCGTGGTGGAACAGGGCGTGAATCAGCAGAGGATTCCAAACCCTCTTGTGGTCGATCACCATGACCGAATGGGTCATTGATCTTCACACGAACTGTGCAACCACCTTCGCCAGTACCAGCAGGTTGCACAGACTCACCTTCGCCTGTACCTGTGCCTGTGCCTGTGCCGTCACCCTTTGGCAATAGATCATGGAATCGCGCAATTAATTCCTTTCCTTTTTCAGTATCAGCAGGGAAGAGAAGAGTGCGGTATTCATCTACTACTGCACACAATTCATCGATCTGATCTTGATGAGGATAGGCGTTACGAGATCGCGCTCTTAACTCCACAGGAAGGTATCTACGACCACGCAATAGCGGATAAGAGTTAGTGAATGACTCAGGCTTATCTACGAAGTGAATCAAGATCGTGGCAGTAAACCAGTCGATCGTTGACGGATACTTTGCAGTAAAGAGAGTTTCAATTCTCTGATCTTCAAGTGCGTTGAATGCCATGAAGTAATTGTTATCGCGTACATACTCGAAGAGTTCTGAACCTTCACGAGATGTGTACAAGATGTGACTGATCTCGTGAAGATCAAGACCCTTAACACCAGCGATTGATTTCGCATCGTTAAGTTCACCAATGACACGAGAGTTGAAAGTAACAGTTGATGCACCTGACCACGCAGGTGCTTGCATTGTTGAATGTTCCACATTAACAATTACCTTGCGGAAAGTGAATGCAGAATTAACACGACCGAAGAATTGTGTGAATCGTTCCAGTCGTTGCTTTGTCTCTTCTTCCTTGATCGCTTGTAATCGTAGTGACTCACGAGTTTCACCAAGTATGTCGAGTTCCCAATCTGCGATTGCTTCGTCATAGTTCATTGTTACTCCTATTCGTTTGCATGACGGACATTTACCACAGGCACACATTGTTATGCCTGTGCGTGTTCGGTTGTGATCGCATCAACATCAAGTCCAAGTTCTTCCTTGATGTTGTAAGCAGTACCTTCAAGAAGCATTTTGACCGCAGGGCGTTCCTCATCAGAGAAATTGTTTACGAATACATCGCAAGCAAACTCGAATGACAAACCCTTTGCTAACTTCTCGAATGTTTTTAAGATTCGTGGTGATACAGGTGTCTCGAAGATAGTTCCACGATCTGATGCGTGATCTTCTCTGCGAGATGTTGATCGCATTCCGTTTGCAAGTTCCAGTAAAGATGAAGATGTGATGATCTTCTTCTCAATCGCATTGTCGTAATCGAAACGCAATTTAACTTCGAAGCGATCTTTCCACGCCTCATTAAGTAACTGAGTGCCACGATAGTTTGGATTCTGATCTGCAACCACTAGAAGATCAGGGTGAGCCGTAATCACTTCGTTGTCATGTGACATGAGAGTAATTGAACGGCGATCATCAAGAAGGCTCATGAGGTATTGAGACAGATTCTTTGGTGCATTGTTGAGTTCGTTGATCAGTAGCAAGCCACCCTCACGCACAATCTTTGTGATCGCGCCGTCAACCCACTTTAGTTTGCTGTCAGCATCAGGGAACAAGCCACCGATTAATTGTGTGAAGTCGATCGCTGAGTTACAAGGAACAGCGAAGAAGTTCATGTGTCGTTTTGATGCGTATGCAAGTGCCGAAGTTGTTTTACCAGTTCCAGCATCGCCTTCGATCAAGATGTTCATGTTGTGTGTTTGCGCGAAGTCGTACATGGCATCTTCTGTAACGCCACCGCTAAAGGTGCGTGGTATGTAGTGTGATGTCTTTTCCAATGTAGGAATGAACAGGGATTTGTTTTCTGTAGTCATGTGATGTTCCGTCTCTCTAGGTTAGTTTGTTTGGTAGTCGGTTGTAACTGCATCAGGATTTTTAACGATGATCTGTGATGCAAGGTAAAGATCATCGAGTTGTGTTGTTAACTCTTGAAACTCGTTGAAGATGTCGCATTCGATCTGAATGAGAGAATCGAGTTTTTCTTGTACTGATTGAAGTACGCCAATAATCTGTAGTGGCGCATCATTATCGATCGCATTATCAATCGACACATTTACCATTGTGTGAAGTAATCCGAGTTCATCGAGATTAAATTGGCTCACTAGATACCCCGATTCTTTTGTGAGAGTTCATGAAACAGGTTTTCAAGTAATACGCCAATAACGCCAGCGATGATCGCAATTAGAAAGATCGTCATTTAGTCCTCATCTCTATTTATCCATGCACTTAGGAATAATCCGTCAACGGCGTTGATCGCCGTAATAGTTGTTGAGTTACGAAATTGCACACCAGCAGGTAATTCAATTTCGAGATCGTATTGCTCATCGTTAACCGCCTTGATTGCCTCTTGAGCAACGGCGATCATGAATGAGGGTATTGGTGGATAGCAATTAGATTGAAAGTGAATTGCTAATTGTTGTTCGAGATCAATAACAAACTCACCGCTTGCTAATTCCTCTGCGTGTAGTCGACCCATGTTATGAAACCGCCCTTCGTACATAGTTTTGATGTTTTGATGTTGTTGTTGAGTATTTGCAGTTAGGCATAAACCAACCGCTATTAGAATGCCAAGCGATCGGTGTGCCGTATGAGTACACGATGTAATCAGGTCGATCTAATTTAAGTTGGTGACCAAACTCTTGTGGGATTCTGCCGTAGGTGTAATCGTCAGAGTCGAATGAAGTAACAATTCCGTAGAGATTGTTACCTGTGAATGCAATTCGTGATGCGATCAGATCGCCAGCCTTTTGATTAGAGGTGCGTGTAGTTGTCATTTATTTATCTCCTTGTACATTTTTAAGTTAATTAATTTTGTTATTGCAGTTTGTTTGTGTTGATCGCAAACTGCGATTCCGTTCATAATTGTTTCCTGATTAGTTTTTAACAGATTAGGAAACACGCTATTGGTTTTTTCTTTAGAACAATAGTCGCAATAGAACCTCATTTATTTATCTCCCTTACATAGTCTGCAAATAAGTGCAGGTTGATCATCAAGTTTTACGAACCACAGATCGGTTGAAGGTTGTACGCAGATCGCGCACTTAAGAGTGATCGTCATTTATGCCCCACTTCTTGATTGAAGATCGAATAAGAAACTTTCGTTGCGTTCATAAGTTTGTTCTACAGCGCACTTATGTCCATACGAAATAGTTATGTAGTTCCCACTTTTAGTTGAAACTGTTTTTGGGTCTGCCAAATACCAGTTGCCCTTTTTAGACTGACACCATACGAGATTGTGTTTATTGCATCGATTACAGGTTGCAGTCATTTACTTAACCACCTTTACGATGTCGAGTTGTTTGATGAAGTCGAGTGTGTAGTTATCTGACTTTGTTGAGTAGAAGCGAGTTCCGTCATTTAGTAGTAGATCAATAGCGATCTCAGTAATACGACCACGAGCAACGATGTTGCCCTTTGCATCAATGAATGTTTGTTGTTTCATTTTTTATTCCGTTTCCTTTTGTAGTTACTAGTGGAATTGAATACATCGAGTTATGTATTCATAGCGATCGATCATCAAGACAATTCGCTGATTGTTTATGATGATCGATCACTATTAACACATAAGCAGAAGTGCTGATCGTTTTTGTTGTAACTAGTTTCAATGTGCAATCGGTTGGATTGATTACCACCTGCACTCACTAGTAGAGACATTCCGTCACTAATTACATGACGATCTCCACACTTCGTTCCCTAAGCCCGACTGCTGTTCACAATCAGTTTCCTGATCGTTGATTCACATTTATTTTGTAGTGCGCTCTGCTCGTTTATTTATTGTGATCGCTCGTTACTAGTCGAATGGATTTCGATTTAGTAAGTCATCGCGTAAATAAAGTCATCGCATTAGATTCTTATCGTGCGTTACTTTTTTTATGTGAATGTAACTCAATAGTTATTTCATACTTACATCGCATGGCTTTGTAATCACTCGTTAAATTGTTGAAAGACAATTACAAGATCAGAAATAGCATTGAATCGCAGTTTCTTAGTCACTATGAATAATAAATAAATAAATTGATCGTCACGCAAGTACTGTCCACTAAGGGAAATCTTTCGCAGGTTGCTACACCGATGTTTATTTATTATTAAATTATTGTTAAAGCCTGTTGCCAGTTTTAACGATTCGCTTTTTTCACTTTGAATGATTCGCTGATCTGCCCCTAGAGGATTCTGAGATCGGCGGTCACACATCGAGTGCGCTACTGAGAGAATTAAAGCACATCTGTCCGACAAGTTGGTACAACCTAATAAGAGAGGTAAAGCGCGAGTTCGATCAAGAAACCGCACCTCACAGGCTAGGCGTAGAGACACGATCGCCCCATGAATAGGGTTCTTATTCCAGTATTGGGGGTAAAGCCCTGAGAGAGCCCATAGAAGGCGAATTAGAGGGATTGAGCGTGAGATCGCCTGATCGAGATTGAGCGTGAGATGTGTCGTGGGTCACATTGTTTTTAACATCGATCTCGACTGTCTAGCCGTAACCGAGTTAGTCCGAAGTAACTCACCAAGATCGCTAGTGCCAAGTAACTCGCAAGGCGGAAGTTGAAAGTTCAATTAGTTACAGCAGGGATTCGGCGCAGGGATTTTTTTCCAGTAATGACAGAGAGATCAATTAACACAATTAATGCCAAGAGAGAGTAAGTGTTATGGAAGGGAGATAGATGTGTATCCAGTATCAGAGTTACTAAGTGATCAATCAATAGCCAACGTAGCAACATGGCTGATTGAGTACGACAACGTTGTACAACGTAACAACAGCAACAAGTAAATAGATGTAGTCACGTTGCTATCTACCAACAGGTGAACGCACCAATGAATGCCAATACCAATAGGCAGTTGGAATCGATAGCAACGTGATCACATCGCTATTACCTGATCACATCTTGCAAAGATGACTGACAGGTTGGTGGTATGCACACAGACAATCGTGATCAAAGTGCAGTAGCCGAAATGATTACGTCACCAAAATTGTCACCACATCGTTGGTACAACCTGATAACAAAGCGTGTGTTAACAACATCGCACCTGATTAGTAGTCAGGTGATTAAGTAAACATCAAAAATAATTAGTACCCCCACCCTTAAGTCACGATCGCACGCAGAGCAGCCAGGTGAGAGCCATGATTGAGGGGTTTAGGCTGAGGCAGTAGCCAAAATAAGCCACAATAACTACATGACTATGGATCCAGAAAGCCTTAACGCTGCTCACGATACCGAGCGAAAGTTCCTCGAAGACCTTGGGTCTGTAGGGATTGCCCCCAAAGAGGTCAAATTGGCTCACGGAGGCGCTAAAAAGAACGCTGTAGAGGGCCATATGTTTATGGCTATGTTGACTCGTCAAAATGCGCAAAAGCATAATGACGTTTTAGTCGATCACGCAGCCCATCTTGCAGAACGGGGTGTTGTGGTAACCACCGCATCCTACGGTTGTGGGCATTCTATTGTAAACAATTTATACAGAACCCCATTTGGTGTAGGCGACCATAGCCATTACGATTACAAATCTTCCCGTTGCCCCGCGTGTAGAGTAAGTTAATATTTTTTTCTCAGTAACAACCCAAGGCAGTAGCCGAAATACCTGCTAGGCTGCCCAAATGAAGCAATTTGACGTCCTAGAGACCCTTGCCACCGTGCCTGATTACCACCAAGGCCAGAGTGCACAATTTCGCTGCTACACCAATGACTTCATTTCTTACCACTTGCAACAGGGAATTGTCTGGGAACCGCATCTGCATCGCCTTTTTGAGGAAAATATCGCCCAAAATCACGTAGTTTTGGATATTGGAGCCAATATTGGCACTCATAGCGTCAAAATGGCCAAATTATCGGCCAGATTGCTCGCTTTTGAGCCTTTTAGACAGTCATATAGCCTTCTTAAGGAAAATTTACGAATTAACGGCTGTTCGAACGCAATTGCCTATGAGTACGCTCTCTCTGACTCAAATTACATTACAGAGTACAAATCAGTGGAAAATGTCAATATTGGCGGCTCAATGCTCCAAAATGACCATTTGGCACCTAATACAGAGAGCATCGACGCTATTACCCTTGATTCTCTCTATTTAAACCAGGTTGACTTCATAAAAATTGATGTCGAGGGGTATGAGGCCAAGGTGATCTTGGGCGCGGTAGAGACAATCAAGCACCACAAGCCAACAATTGTTTTGGAGTGCTGGGACAACTACCCTAATGTTTCATTAGCACACACATTGGAAGAGCACGCTTTCTTACTCTCCCTAGATTACACAGTCAAGCAAGTCAGTAATTGTGACTGGTTATTTAGCCCCAACGAATAGAGAGCATCAGACACACTGCGTTTATGGATAAAGACCGTTTAGCCAGATGGACTTGTGAAATATGCGGCAAAGTCTTTGTAGTACCTGACTTAGCCAGAATGTGTGAAGATAAGCATTTAGAATAACTTTATGGCCGCTGAAGATAATCTTTCAATATCGCAACTAGAAGCGTTGCTTGCTAAATCTCAGGCTGAAAGAAAACAAAGAAGCGCAGTTCGTAAAGCAAGTCGCAAAGCGGAATTATCTATTACGCCATCTAATTGGACAAAAGAACACCACGAAGACACAGGTGTGACATACCATGTGCACGGTCCTAGCGGAGTAAAGGTTTGGAATACCTACAGGACTGTTGCTCACAAGTGGGAGATATTGGGAGAAGGCTCAGGCGTTCACGGCGAAATCTTTAGAACTGCGCAAGAAGCAAAGCACCGTGTTGAGACTAACCATCAGGAGAGACAAGAACGACAGGCACGTGAGTAATCTTTCTTCTGAGCAATTCAAGGGACATCTTTCATTTGATAGATGGCACGGTAAGGCTTTTCGCATTGCACAGACCCCAGAAGGGGCGGCTCACTCGGTAACAGGTGAGAAACTGCCTAATGATCCAGATCGATGGTCTATAGTTACTCCTGAGAATGGAGAAGCCTTCCACTGGCCCGAAGCCCGTAAAGACCTGCAGATAGTGGCCAAACAACGGTGGAACAAGATTCAAAAAGATCCAGGGTCACAATACAAGATGGACCAGATTCGCCGCTCTATTGTTAAGGGTACCTCCCCTAAGTAAAAAATTTTTTACAATACAAAGCAAGGCAGTAGCCCATACACTTATCACTATTATTAAGCACCAACTATAAGGAGATACCAATGGCAGCAAACCCTTTTAAAGGATACTACGATAAAAACGGTAAGTTTACATTGGGCGGCGCCTATACCCATGAACCTGGTAATCCTCTTCGAAGAAAAGTAGGTTACGACGAAGACGATATGAAAATTGGTCTTAGCGATCAGACTCGCTTCGTGGATGATCCGCGTCACATGGCGAATGAAGATGAGTACCTGTCAAGACACCCTATCGGTAACCCAGGTAAAGCAATTTTCCATCCTGGAGTGGCGGGCTTTTACGATCATTTAACAAATGATCATGGAGGACATCGCACAGCACTTGATGTTCGCGGAGACATTCGTCACGGACTAACCGTTTTAAGACAAGCACATCCCAACGGAGTTCCTGGTGGACATACTTTTCAAGAGGCAGAAAGCGTTGGATACGCTGCTCGCTCTCACTTCTACATACAACGCCAACACGAAGCAGAAAAAAATTCACCTGCAGGACAACGTAGGGCTGCAATGGAAGCACAGGCTAATAAGAAGTACGACATGTGGGGACAGGAAGAATCACCAAAGCCCGCACCCGCACCTGCAGTAGTAACTTCAAGTAAAAAGACTCGGACAAAGACAAAGTTGCCAAATGACACACTTCGTGCAGGCGTGACCGAAATGGTAAAACGAGTTCTTCCAACACGTAAGAAGTAATCTCACGCGAGGTGAACTATGAGCGCCCCTAAAGATTTAGGTAAAGCAATCAAGGCTGGTTATATGCCTATGTTCATGACTGGACCCGAAATAAAAGAACACTTTGCTCCGTATGAAAAAGATAAACAAACGATTGCTCTCCCAGATAACGAAAAAGCCAATCGTTACGATATTGGTGAGCGCAAAGAGACTGATAACGAGTTGTGGGATCGCAAACTCAAAGAGGCCAAAGAAACAACTGGCTTACAACGCTTTAACATAGCCAGAATGATTGGGCCAGACCTTGCAAAGCGCGGAGTTACACACAAGAGCACCCTAGAAAGTACTGCAAAGACTACAGGTCTTCTTGGATCAATTTACGTAGCAAATCACGTTGGATACCCATCAGATAAGCAACAATTACTTGGTGGCCACCATCGCGTCGCTTTATCTGCAGAGCAGTTCCAAAGTCACATCTTCCCTGTGCAATATGCCAAAAGCATAGAAGAAGCGTGGGAAGATCCAAATTACCTATGAGCGCTCCAACACCTAAGAAGGTTATCAAAGTACAAGAACTACGGCGTAGTAATGCTTCAGGTCCTATACCCTCTAAGAAAGTCTATGATCGCAAGAAAGTAAAGAAGGTGAAAAATGAGCGCAGAGGATAATCTATCTCAAGAACTATTCTTTACTGCTCATCGCGGCATCGTTCATGAGAACCCAAAAGAGATAAATCAAAAGTATAATGTGGGAATGCACTGGAGTGCTGACAGATCGATTGCAGAAGACTTTGCTGTAGATAACAACATGCCAGGAGTTACCAAGCCATATGTCTTCCATGCTGAAATACCTATCTCGTCAGTAGAAACAGATCCAGATGTTCTTGAGTATAAAAGTGTCGGCGGCGCGTTTAGCGGAGAAAAAGAAATCCCTGTCGGAGAAGGCAAACCGATCCGAATAACTGGGCGCACCACGTTACGAAAAGATCCCAGCATTATTGGGGGTAAGAATCGTCATCGTTACCCAAAGTCACGCACACGCACGTACAAGCCGCCACGAGATGCAAAAGCATGAGCATTTCACACCAAAGAAGCGCAAATGAATTTAAATCCACAGCAGTTTAAGTTCATCGCTAAGCCTCTAGACAACGAGACTACTAGTCATCAGTTACATGACAAGACTGGCAATGTTGTCGCATACGCTGACATCCATCATCCAGAGGGAGATGAAGCCGTCTATGTAAACTGGCTTAAGAGTCACGAAGAGGGCAAGGGACACGCTCAAAATGTTATGAAGCACGTGTATGATTCATACCCTGACAAGGACATCCATTGGCAAAACCGTATAGGACCTGCCTCAGAGCATCTCTACGAGAAGTTTGGTGCAAGCGATGAGCACGGTGATCGCACTGCAGGTGATGCCGATAATGGCGAATGGGATGAAAACGGCAACTTTAGGGAAGGGTTCTAATGGCTGCAGAAGATAACTTGTCTAAACCACTCTTCCATGGAACAACAGAGAACATCAAAGTTGGAGATGTCATCAAGCCTACACCTCAAGTAATCAGTGGGCTCACAGAGGCGTATGCAACACAGAACTATAATGAAGCGTACAACTATGCAGGCGCTCGTGCATTAAACCGCAATGCCCTCTTTGGCTCTGTCTACGAGGTAGAGCCATTAGAAAAAGACACGACTATTAAAAAGAAGAAGTCATTACTAGGCGATCAACGACAAAAACCTGTACGCACATCTGAACAAGGGTTTCGTGTAAAGCGTCATGTTGGATGGGCAAAGTCACACGCATGAAGCAGACACCTAGAGAACCAGATCACGATCCTAAAGAGCCGAGAAATCTGTCGGGCGTTCAGTTTCGGTTCATTCACGCTGGTGCGGCTAAACAGCACCCTAGGATTCATACTATGTACGCTAATGACGCAAATGGTCGTTACATAGGTCACTTGGACTGGAACAAGCGAAGTGGTCAGATTGACAACATCAACGTGATCGGTCGCATGCAAGGTCTTGGTGTTGCAACCTCTCTGTATGAGAAGGCAACTAAACTTGCATCTGACACTGGGATCAAGTCGCCACAACACTCAACCTTTAGAACTGACAAGGGCGATGCCTGGGCGCACAAGGTAGGTGGCAACGTCCCGCCTCGTAAGGCAGAGCCAGAAGACGAAGAAGAACAAGCATGAGCGCTGAAGACAACCTTTCTAAACCACAGTTTGAAGCATTGCACGTTGTTGCACAAGAGATTCAACCAGGTGACTACTTAGACAGCAGACGCAAAATCCGTGTACACGCCGCACGTATGATTGGTGAAAACTTTACTGTGGCACACAAACTACGAGGCTCTAAAGCCCCTGGTATCACTGACTACAAGCCAGATCAAAAAGTTAGGGTGTGGAGAAAAAAATCGTAACCAGTGTGTTACGCTTTTTGCATGGTTCCTCGTAAAGATCTAGACACTGAAGAAGGACGTCAAAAGGCTCGTAATGATCAGAAGAAACATTACAATCGCCACAAACCTTTTTACTTAGCACGGAACAAAGTTAAAAAGAACCATATACGTGACTTCTTACAAAAGTACAAAGAATTTCATGGGTGTATGGACTGTAAGACCAAGTTCCCCTACTACGTCCTAGACCTAGACCATCGTGACCCTCACCAGAAACGTTTTGCGCCCAATCGCCTCGCCCTTAACCTTTCTTGGGATCAAGTCACTGAAGAGATTGCTAAGTGCGATGTTGTGTGCGCTAACTGCCATAGGATAAGGTCGTACCTTAAAGGGCACCATAATCACAGAAATGTCGTTACTGAATGAAAGAATTAAACGCGTATTGCGTAATTTGCAAAGAAACAAAAACAACCTCGGCGTTTCAGTTAAGGACCACTGATTCAGGTCGTGGGATGGCATTTGGACAGTGCCCTTCATGTGGGGGTAACATTCAACGTCTATTGGCACCACTAAACCACTATGTACGAGGAGCATCAGAATGAGGTATTTTAAAAAAGGTTGGATAAAAGGCGGCGTATCTGATAGTTGGGGTTTTGCATTAGAGGTCTATCCTAAAGAGCCAGCATTAACTATTACTTTTATACATTGGTGGTTTATTATTGAGAAAGACTACTCATGAGTCACATCGTTAACTTATCTAAAGAAGAAGTTCGTGCATGTGCTGATATTGCATTGAACAGATGGATGATAAAGTTTGGAAGCGTAGATCGCCCCAACTACACCAACAAAGCCATTCTTGAGCCAGAGATCGCTGCAAACGTACGAACTATTGTGGCTGAGTACGCTGTAGCCAAGTTGTACAAGAAATCGTTTACTTTTCCTTTTTACACCAACGAAGAGCACTACTACCGAAAAGATATTGCTGAAGTAAGTACAAACATTGAAGTAAAGTCAATTCGCACAAAAGATGAGATCCCAGTCTTTCCCAAGGACATTCGTGACGGATGGCTCCTCGTGGGCGCACGAGTGCTTGATCGTGATTATTACTCAGAGGTAGAAGTGTTTGGCTGGATGCGTATGGAAGATTGTCAACGTGAAGAGTGGAAATACGCACCAGAAGGATCTTGGCGTATTCCTCTTGACCAGTTTAACCAGTCTATGTTGGATTAGGCAAACTTTTTCTTTTACTGTGAAAAATGACTACTTGACTGGAATACTGTGTCTGTGAGTAAAAACGAAGAGTTTCAACAGGGACATAGCCCTATATGCCCAGAATTAGGATGCAACGATCCTGCAGATAGTCACATTCACTTTTCACAACAAGACATAGACAGTTTTAGGGGATGGGCGCAGGCTGGTGCGATGGCTGGTGCGATGGATCATCACCTGCGCACCGCACCAACAAATGTAGATGACCACGCAGCACTCCAGGCGCACATGCTCTCATCTGGGCACTACGCTCACCACCTAGATGTGCAGGATATGACTCACAAAGAGTTGCAGGCTCATCACGAAGAAGACCACGCAATTATGGATGCAGGTCCTGCAGATGAGCGTGAAAATTACACAAACCTTGGAAACGAACACATGCACAATGAGTGACTCAACTAGATGTATTAAATGTGATCATTGTCTTGAAATGGGAGTATGTAACGTTGACACTTGCAAGTGTATCTGTGAGTCAAAGTGACAGATAATTTAAATCCAGATCAATTTGATAAAACACCAAGGAAACGTTGGGTTCCAGATCAAACTGGACATTCAATCCCTTGGCATATTCTTAAGTGGCACATAAAGCGCGGTTCAAAAGGTGGAAAAGGTCAAAGTGGCCCAAGTAAGTACGATGACGAGGCATGGCATAAAATCCACATGCAAGCGCACGCGGATGGTGAATTTGAAGTAGATCACGAACACGAACACTTCACTCCAAAAAAGAAGGGGATGTAACATGACAGAAAAAGGAACAGCAGCAGCAATTATTGAGATTGCTAAAAAAGAAGTTGGGACTATTGAAGGTCCAAAAGATAACGAAACAAAGTACGGCGCTTTTACAAAGGCTAACTACCTCGCATGGTGCGGAAGTTATGTAATGTGGTGTGCTGCACAAGCGGGCGTCAAAATCCCTAACACTGTATCTACAGTGGCAGGCGCAACAGCCTTTAAAAAAATGGGTACTTGGTTTGATGCTGATTGTGGTCAATCACCACAACCAGGAGATATTCTGTATTTTGATTTTCCAGGAGATGGCGTCAACCGAATTTCTCACGTAGGTATCTGCACAGGTATTGAGGCTGACGGTGTTGTTTCAACTTTAGAAGGCAACACTAGCGGGAAGAAAAGAGGAGACCAGAGAAACGGCGGGGAGGTGTGCGCTCAGACTCGTGCGTACAAGCCAAACAAGAAGAAGGTTCTTGTCTCAATTGTTGGTTGGGGACGTCCTAACTACAAGGGTAATGAAGTAACCGCTAAGGTACCTGTTACAAAAGCCCCAAAGTTTCCAGGACAGATCAAACCAGGCGCACAGGGTGAAGCGGTCAAGATTGTTCAAGAGGCCCTAGGATTGGCTACAGACGGCGACTACGGCCCAGCCACAAAGAAGGCAGTTGTGGCATTTCAGGACAATCACGACGTAGTGGACTCAAACGGCATCATTGGCCCTAAAACATGGGCAGAACTGGTCAAACTCCTCTAAACGGACATTTCTGACTTAAGACCCCCCAGGTTGCCCTAATGGTATCCTTGGGGGGTTCTTTACTTAAGGGGTGGATATGACAACGATTGTAGCGGTGCAATACGAAGACAAAGTTGTTTTTGCTGCAGATAATCAGGTAACTGGTGATGATGGCCGCATTTACCGCCATCCTAGAATGGAAAAGATTACAGAACGCAACGGTTACTTAATTGCTGGCTCTGGAGAAGTTGCGCCATGCGATATTGCACAACACATATGGAATCCGCCAAAACCAACTGTAAAAGATATGCAGGATGTTTATCACTTTATGATTGTTAAAGTAATGCCTTCTTTAAGAAAATGCCTTATAGACAATGGTTATGACTTTGCAGAGGGCAAAGGCGATGGAAAAGTTGATGGTAATCGGTTTAATTTTCTTGTAGCGGTGGGTGGCGAGGTATTTGATGTTGCCGATGATTGCTCTCTCTGTATGAGTGATGATGGGATCTACGGAGTAGGTTCTGGTTCTTCTTATGCTATTGGGGCTCTTCATGCAGGTGCTAAGCCGTTAAAGGCTCTAGCCGTTGCTGAG